TTCTCTGCCCGCCAGACAGGGAAGAAGAACGGGTTCGCGGCCATGTTGACCGTCCCGAATTCCTGGAAGCGTGCGTTGTCGCTGTCGAAGTACCCGCCACGCCGCTGGTCGCGCCGTCGCGAGCCCGAACTACGTGCCTGCCGGCGAGCGGTGCCTTCCGTTCCCCCGGCGTAGATGGTGATCGCGATCCGGTCGTATTCGTTGCCCGCGACCTTGCCGACCGTGATCGCACCCTTGGGCGCGTCGCCCCACGTCCAACCGATGCTTTCTGCAAGCGCGCCTGTATCCTTCGGCGCGAACGCCTTCATCAGCTTGACGATCTTGTCCGCTTCCTTCTCGAGCTGCCGGGCCACCTCGAGGCGGACGCTCAGCGGGATCGCCCGCATCCGGCGCTGGAATTTGGCGAGGTTCTTGACCATCTTGGAAACCGTCAGTCGGAGGAGCTGCCCATGAAGAAGATCGCGATCATTGCCGCCCTCGTCGCAGCTCCTGCGGTTGCGCAAGAGGCTGAACAGACAGTCACCCAGTTCAACGGGCACTCGCTCACCATCCTCTCGCGCGAGGTCCAGATCAGTGGGGCCGAAGACGCTAGCAAGCCCCGCGTTCAGGAGCGGGCCGATCAGGTTTGCTCATCCAGCGGGAAGTCCGCCGAGTTGGAGGCCCGCCAGAGGATCGACGGGTTCCAGGTGCAGTATTTCTACCTGTGCCTATAGCTCGACCCGCGCCTCGACAGTGACGATGCCGTGGCCAGTGATCCCGTCCGGATCACGCATGGTCCGGGTGCTCGTCACTCGAATGAACGCGAGCGCGTAGGGGTCGGGTAGCGTCAGCGCTGCGTCGTGCAGTGCTGCCTTGACCGCGCCGGAGATGCGCTTTGTCGGGGAAAGGCGCGCCTGCGAGCGGTCCCACACGTCGATCTGGAAGACGTGCTCCTCGCCGTCAATGCATTCCTCGTCGTCGATGATCTCCTGCGTCGGCCCGAAGGAGACATACGGGAAGGTCACGCCCTTCGGCACGTTGTCATAGATGCGGGCGCCCACGAGCGCCCCGACGCCGGCGTCCGCCACGAGCGCGTCATAGATCGCCTTCTGCAGGGCGACCGAGGCGCTCATACCGCCACCCCGCTCTCGACCGTCACGTAGACCCATTGCCGGTCCGTGATCGTGTCGATCTCGCGGATGTTGTAGATCGTGCCCCGGCGGAGGTCGCGCATGCGCCAGGCCGCCGTGATCTCGCGTGCGGCGACGCTCGAGCGGATCCGGACCTTGTAGATCGACCGGCCCGTCAGCCGCGCCGCTTCGACCGCCTCCGAGCCGCGCTGGTAGATGAACTGCGCGCGGGTCTCGTAGCTGGCCGGCGCCTCGCTCCACCCGGTCTCGGTGCCGCCGTACCCGTCCTGCGTCTCGGTCGGCCGGTCGAAGGCGACGCGCTCGATCAGGTTCATACCGACATCCAGCGCCAGGGGGCGATCTGCCGGTCGAAGTCCGACCAGGACATGGTTGCGCCGGTGCCGAGGCGGTCGTCGTAGTAGTACCGGGCGAGACGCATGATCGCGATCTTGAGGGGCATCGGCACCTCGGCCGCCGCGCCGAAGCCCGCGGTGAACGTCAGCTGCACCGGTGCCGGGTTGTCGTCCTCGAGGTCCGGCAGTTCGAAGTCCGACGACAGGCGCACGAGCGTGCCGCGGGCCTCGGGCACGATCTGCACAAGCTCGGCAGGGACCGTCTGACCCGTGCCCTCCGCGTCGTCGAAGGTGACCTCGACGCTCGACACGTCGGGCACCGGCAGGACCATCCGGCGCGCGAAGTTGCACCGCGCGACCTGCCATGTCTGCGTTACCATGAACCGCCCGAGAACGCCCCGGAAGCCATCGAGGTACTCGGTCGCGCCGGCGAGGAACGTCTCCATGAGCGCATCGTCGTCGTCGAAGCTGACGACGGCGTGCTGCTTGCATTCCTCGAGCGAGACCGGCAGCTCGGCCGGCGCCTCGATGCGGACCGGGCGGAACATGTGCGCTTACTTCCCCGTGCCGTAGGGGGTGGGGTCGAGCCCGAGCTTCTTCGCCATGGCGGGCGTCATGCTCTGCTTGCCCGTCGCCGCGGCCGGCTTCTTCGCCGCCTGTGTCTTCGGCGGCGTCTTCGCCGGGGTCGTCGTCTGTTCGTCAGCCATGTCGGCCTCCTGCAAGGTGGGTGCGGTCCCGGCGACCATCGCCGGGACCTGTCCTGTGACCGCGCCGGGTCAGCCCGGCCGGGATATTACGCGGCCGCCTGCTGCAGGACCTTCAGGCCCTGCGGGTCGGTCACCGCGCCGCCGACGCGCTTGGTCGTGTAGAACAGCACCTTCGGCTTCGCGGTGAAGGGGTCGCGCAGGACGCGGACACCGGCGCGGTCGACGATCAGGTAGCCGCGGCGGAAGTTGCCGAAGGCGATCGGCATGGCGCCTGCCGCCATGTCCGGCATGTCCGGCAGTTCGGTCACCGGATAGGCCAGGAGCTGCGAGGGCTGGCCCGCCTGGCTCGACGGCTGCCAGAGCTGCCGGCCGTCGCTGTCGCGCAGCTTCCGGATCACGCCCATCGTGGTCCGGTTCATCGTGAACCGCGCCTCCTGCGTGTAGGAGCTCGGCACCGCGTAGACGAGGTCGAGCAGCTCGTCCTCGGTCACGGCGGCGGTCGCCGCGGCGGTGATGACCTCGATCGCGCCGAGCGGGTTCGCGGCGGCGTTCGCGGCGCCGGTCGCGTAGGTCAGGAAGCCGTTCGGCTTGTTCGTCCCGTTGCCGGCGACGAAGGCGAGGCCCTCCTGCTTGGCGAACTCGGTCTCGACCTCGCCCGCGATCCAGGCCTCGAGGTCGACCTCGGCGTCGTCGAGCATGCCCTGCGTCGCGCCGGGGTTGGCGTAGATCTCGCCCGGCGTGATGGTCATCTCGCCGAAGGTCGGCGTCGAGCTCTCGGGGCGCGCGGCCTCCTCGCCGACCCAGCCCGAGCCCGTGCCGCGCAGGTTGAAGAGCTTGGTGAAGGCCGTCTTCGAGATCGACTGCGTCGACGCGATCTGCCGCATCGGCGAGACCTCGATCAGCTTGTCGGTGATCGTGCGGTCCCACTCGACCGGCGCGAGGTAGCCGCCCTCGTCGTCGGCACCCTTGCGCAGCGCGGCCTGGACGTCGCCTTTGCAGAAGTGCGCCCGGAACGCGTCGGTGTACTCGGCATCCTTCACCACGCCGGGCCCGCTGCCCTGCATCGCGATCGCGGCGAGCTTCGCGTTGGCCTCGTCGATCGCGGCCTGCAGGGCGCCGACCTCGGTGTTGACCCGCTCGAACTTCTCGGTCGTGACGACGTCGTCGAACTTCGCCTTCAGTTCCTTGTCCTTCTCCGCCTGCGTGTTCTTGAACTCCTCGAAGGCCTTGTTGAGGCTCGCGAGGACCTGCGCCGGGTTCGTTGCATCCGCACGAACCGCGACGACGCCCCGCAGCGGGGCCCTCATCATCTTGGTCATGGTCAGTCCTTTCAGGACGATATGGTGGTGATCAGCTGCCGCGCGGCAGCGGTCCATTCGTCAGCGTCGTGCGTGACGGTCGGGGCAGCGTCCTGCGTGCCCCCCTTCACCTCGGCCAGAAGCGCGCGGCGTTCCGACCTCGGGATTCCATTGCGGGCGAGCGCCACGTCGATGCGCTTCACCGCCTTCACTCCGGACTGCTCGCGCGCACGCGCGGCGTCCTCGACCACGGCGTCGGCCGGCAGGTAGCCGTCGGCGAGACCCGCCTCGACCGCCTGCTCGCCGTTGAACCAGGTCTCCTTGTCCATCCAGGCCGCGGCCTCGGGCTTCGCGACGCCGGCGCGGCTCGCGTAGAGGGTCGCCATCGCGTCGTCGAAGGGTTCCATCATGTCGGCCGCCTCGCGCAGGTCGTGGCGGTTGCCGATCGCCATGACCCAGGCGTTGTGCACCATCATGAAGCCGGCCTTGCCGATCTGGATCTCGTCGCCCGCCATCGCGATGACCGAGGCCGCCGAGGCGGCGAGGCCCAGGATGCGCACGGTGACTTTCTGCGGATGGGCGCGCAGCGCGTTGTAGATCGCCACCCCCTCGAAGAAGTCGCCGCCCGGGCTGTTGATCTCGACCGTCACCTCTTTCTCGCCGATCGACCGCAGCGCGGCGGCGACGCGGCGGGCAGTGACGCCGCTGCCGTCCCAGTCCTCGCCGATCGCGTCGAGGATCGTGATCGTGGTCTCGCCAGCGGCCTTCGGCTGCACGGCCGCGTTCCACCGCTCGAGCGCGGCATCGTCGAGCTCGAACGCGCACACCTTCGGCAGGCGGTCGGCGTTCAGCTCGGGCAGGTTACGAAGGCTCATCGGACGGGTCCTTTCCTGTCAGCCCGGGCGGCGGTGGCGGCGGGTCCGCGCGCTCGGGCAGGTCCATGACTTCGCGCACCTCCTCGTAGCCCATCCAGGGCTGGTGCCCGCCGGAGCCGAGCGCCTTCGAGAAGAACTCCGCCTGGTCCTTCATCGAGCCCCGCAGGAGCGCGCCGGCGTTGAACTTGGCCTCGTAGACGTCGACATCGGCGTCGCCGAGGAGGTCGCGCTCGATGGCCTGCTCCCAGGCCTGGAACCACGGGTTCAGCGAGTAGCGCACGAAGAGCTGGCCCAGCACGTCGATGCCCGAACCCCACGAGGTGTCGTCCATCACGAGGAGCGGCCGTGGCACGCCTCCGAAGGCGCGCGAGATCTCGGCGATCTGCAGGCTGCGGTTCTCGACCCCCTGGCTGTCCCGGCCGGACTGGCTTGCGGGCTCGAGGTCCATCCCCTCCTCGAGGATCTTCCAGCGGTGCGCGTTCTCGGCCCCGCTGTCGTCGTTCATGCTCGCCCGCAGCCGCTCATAGGCCTCGGGCGACAGCCGGCCCGGGTGCTTCAGCACGCCGCCGACGATCATGCCGTTCCGGAAGAGCCGCGCCGCCGCGCGCTCCGCCTGCCGGGCAAGCCCGATCGCCTCGGCAGCCTGGCGAACCGCCGACAGCCCCCGGATGCCGTCTTCCGAGAGGCCGTTTCGGAGGTGCAGGACCTCCCGCTGCGGCAGGTCGACGGTGCCGCCGTCCGTGCGCGTGAACGTGTAGCGCAGCGTCCAGTCCGGCAGCTGCGTGATCCTCATGCGCGCCGGATCGAGCGGGATCAGCTGCAGGACCCGGCCCCGGCTCCACACGATGCGGGCGAAGGCGTCGCCGTATTGCAGCGCGCGCTGCTGCATCAGGCTCCGGAACTCGAAAGCGGTCTGCCACGGGTTCGGCTTGCGGTGCAGCACCCGGAAGAGCGGATGCCCGCGCGCCGGCGTCTTGTCGTCCTGGCGCTGCAGCCGGAGCGGCAGCATCCCGATCGAGAACGAGATCAGCGAGACGCAGCGCAGGACCGTCGTGTTCTTCATGGCGCTCGCGACCGAGACCGTCGCGCCGCTCTCGGTCACCGCGCCGGTGCCGCCGCGGATGAACTCGAGGAACCGCGGGTCGTCGAGACCGTAGAACTGCGCAGCCTCGCCCGCCATCGCGCGCACGTCGGTCGGTTCCGACGTCTCCGGCGCGCCGCGGCGGAAGATGCTGAAGATGCCCATCGCGTGCCCTTGATCAGGCGGTCAGCAGACCGCGGGTTTCGTAGACGCTCGGCCCGCCGCTCGCGACCGGGTTCCAGCTCATCAGCATGACGCTGTTGAAGAGCGCCATGAGCGGATCGATCTTGGCGCTGCCCGACTGCGCCTTGGTCACGATCACGGCGTTCCCGCGCGATTCCGTGCGTGCGTTTCCGACGCACCAGCGCATGATCCGCTGGTCGCAATGCACCATCGAGCCGTTCTTGAGCTTGACCGGCGCCGTCTTGATCGCGGCGTTCAGCTTGTAGCCCTGGCTGATCGAGCGGATGTCCTCGATCGAGAAGCCGGCCTCGATCAGCGCGTCGACGATGGCGCCCACCCCCTCGGGGTCCATGCCGATCCCGTCTTCCTCGGGCAGCCGCCCCGCATCCTCGATCTGCTGGCAGATCGCCACGATCTCGGGGATCGCCTCGGCCTCGAGGTTGTCCACGAAGACGAGCTCGTCCGCCTCGGCCAGGTCCTCCAGCTCGGTCGCGATCGACTTGCGCAGATCGAGCACTCCGCGATCGGCCCAGGCCTTTCCCCAGTGCTGCCACGTCTTTGTCTCGGCGTGCCGGCCGAGGACGCTGATCCCGAGAAGGTCGTCGAGGCCGCCGCCGTCGAGACCGACGACGCAGACCTCGGAGGTCTCGATGATCGCGGCGAGGTCCATGCCCGGCCGGGCGGCCTTCTCCCAGTGGTCCGCGCCGACCCAGCGCTCCGAGTGCAGCCCGAGGCCGATCTCGATGTTGAGGTGCTGCGACATCCAGATGCGCTCGGCTTCCGGCGAGGCCGCACCGTTGTTCGCGTAGTCGTCCTCGAGCCGCTGCCGGCTGATCGACAGCCCGAGGTTCGGAAGCACCAGCGGCCAGTTCTTCCG